CAACTCCAAAGGAAACCTTAGAGTACAGAGTAAATCTGCTAATAGAAGTTTCCCTAGAACTAAGAAGGCTGGAGAGAAGTAATGAGAATCTACCCCGGAACAACTGTAGACTATGGGTTCGCAGAGCTAGATACTCTAGGGTACTCTGGTACACTGAACGATAGACAATTTGCTGCTCTTAGGGCAGAAGGTCTTACTGGTTCTCTGCCAGATATGTTTGGTCAGTTTGATGGGACTCTTGGCGGTGGCGTGTCGGGTTTCGTCGTCAACGTCCCCAGCGGCAAGGTGACGGCTGATCTTACCAACTTCACGGCCCCCATTGACCTGTCGCTGATCGACGCGACCCGCAAAGCCGAGTTCTGGGCGGCGGTTCGGTCCGATGGCGGCAATATCCGGGCCTCTGCTGCTGACGGCGTGACGCAAATCCCAATGGACCTGACCTATATTCACAAGACACGCCAGCTTGGGCGGCTGGTGGTTAAGACGAACCTGCTGACGGCATCGGACAACAGCATCGTTCTCAAGGTGCTGGACGCAGCGACAACGGGCCTTGCCGTGACCGATCCCTACGGGCGTAATGCGGTCTGGGCCGGGTATGAAGTGGTGATCATGTACCCCGAGACGGTGAACCGGACGGGGGATGTCTACACCCGCGCCGCGAACGAAGTCCCATTCTCGGAGTGGAAGCGTGTCGATTACTACGGCATGACCGGCAACCCGCACCAGGGTTTAGCCGTCGATACGTCCGGCAACCTTGTGACCATCGACACGAACTATCTACGGCGGTCTACACAGGCGGCGGTGGACACGGTGCTGGCGTCGAATGCTGATCCTGTGGGCGCGGTGAAGACGGCGACAGGCAACACCAACCTGAACCACCTGAGCGACGGCTGCATCATCGCCGGGGAACTGTGGGTGCCGTGCAACGAGTATCCCGTGGTCAGCAGCCATGACGAATACTTGTGCGTCTTCAATCTGACGACGCTGGCTTTGGAACGTTTTTACAACGTGTCTGCACAAAGCCGCCACCATTCCAGCCTGTGCTATCGGGCCGATATCGGGGAGATTATCGCGACCGACTATAACAATGGGGCCTCGCTGCTACGGTACGACACCAGCGGCACCTATCTCGGCGCGGTCACTCTTTCGTCCACCATCAACAAGCCGCAAGGCATCGAAGTCGTGGAGGGGGTCTTCTACATTTCGGCGGAAAACTGGACCCCCAACGCCCCGATCTACGAGGTCGCGTTTGACGGCACCCGGAATGGGGTGGTCTTCATCAACCCGCAGAACGGCGACAACGAGGGTATTTCCTACAACCCGACGACCAAGAAGCTGTACCACATGGACGGCGACGGTGACATGACGGTGTTGCAGAAGGTGGATGCCATCGCGGACTGGTCGCGCCTGCACTACGACCAGCACTGGGAGACCTATCCGCGCTCGACCGTCTGGTCTATGGGTGCATCTATCCACTGGCTTGATCTGACCGGCGACCTTCAACAGGGCTTCCTGTCGATGGCAAACGGGGCCACTTCGTCGCAGCGGGCCACCGTGGCATTTAGGGATACCACAAATCGCCTGGCTCTGTGGAACAGCACGGATAGCTGGCTGGAGACGGACATTGACCTGAACTACAAGAGCCAGTTCCGGGTATCCGCGCAGCATGACGGCGCGACCCAGCGGCGAATTTTCTACAACGGTATCCTGAAGGCCACCGACAACACGATTGCTGCACAGCCTTCTGGTGCCGGAACGAACATGGACTTCGTGGTCAACGCCTCTGACACCAGTGCTGGAGAAGAAGGCGAAGCCTACTATCAGTACCTCTGGGCGAGGAACGACTATGTGTCCGAAGCATGGATGGCGGCTGACGCGGCCTTCATGAACGACCCCGCTTCGATGTACACGATCACATAGGGGCGACGCTTTGGCCGACATGCCCCATGGACCTTAACAAAGGAGAATGAAATGAACAACAGAGATTCAGTTAAAACAAAGATGGCTGCGGTAGAGAAACGCTATGGCAAGACAATTAAAGGTGACTCTAAGAGAAAGCCTAACCCTAAACTAAAACTAAAGCCAGTCCTTAAGAAAGGGACTATCGGTATCAAAGGAAAGGTTACCTTCTAATGGCAAAGAGACCAACACTAACTGACATCACTTCACTGACTAACTCTTCAGCTATCAATGCTCTTAGTGAGAATTGGGATGCTATCGAGGAAGCCTTTGATAATACTCTTAGCCTTGATGGGTCTACTCCCAATGCTCTCAATGCTGACCTAGACCTTAACGGTAATGCTCTTCTCAATGTCGGTACTATTGACGTAGAGAACCTTACCCTAGATGGTCAGACTATTACAGACGTTACGGCTGTGCCTGAGTGGCGTAGCTCTTGGGTTACTCCTACTGCCTACGCCAAGAGAGATATGGTTAAGACTGCTGGTAACGTCTATATCTGTCTGGAGGCCCATACCTCAGGTACCTTTGCTACTGACCTTACTGCTCTGAAGTGGGAGCTTATGGTATCCAAAGGTGACTCTGGGGCAGGTACTGGTGACATGCTTGCAGCCAACAACCTCAGTGACCTTGCTGATGATGCTACTGCTAGAAGCAACTTGGGTCTAGGTACTGTTGCTGTAGAGAACACTGTCCCAGTAGCTAAGGGTGGTACTGGAGCTACTGATGTTTCCACCGCTAGAAGCAACCTAGGTTTAATTGTTGGTAGTGATGTCCAAGCTTATGATGTAGGACTTACTCAGGTTGCTGGATTGTCTGATCCTAATGCTGACCGTATCTTGTTCTGGGACGATAGTGAAAGCTCTTATGCGTACCTACAGACTGGTTCAGGGTTGTCTATTACGGGGACTACTCTAGATACTGTGGGCTCTGGTTGGACCTTGCTTGGAACAGTAGCCACCACAAGCGGTAGTTCTAAGACACTCTCTACACTGGACCTGACCACATATCGCGGCCTCTACATCGTCATGGATGCGGTCGGCTGGACTGGCCCAACCGGCTCTCTGGCTATCGGCGTGACGGGCAACGTTGCATCCGCTGGCGGGACGAGCGGTCAGACCGTTTCCGGCTTCATCTACGTTGATCTGGTTTCCGGCGTGTTCTATGGCTTCTCGAAGAACAGCGCCGCTGGCTCAAACGGTGCCGCCGATATTGGCACGGCGATTTCCTTTGCCGCGCAGAAATGGGGCTTCACCGCATGGCGCAACTCCACGACGAGCCTGACCTTCCACGCGATCGCGAACAACTTCAACGCCGGGTCTGTCAAGGTCTACGGGGTGAAGTAATAGAATAAGAAAAGGCCCCAGTGAAGGGGCCTTAACTATTGGTATGATCTTTATAGATTAAAGACCCGGTACGGTAGAGCCGTTAGTGTCGTCAGGCCCGTTGTTCCCGGTAAAGGAAACTTGGACATCCGGGTCACACGCACCACCGTCAACTGAGTATAGATTAGACTGACCCGCTGCGTTATCCTTTACAATACAACCAGAGGCTTCAACAAACTCTTTCCAACTCATTGTTACACTGTTAGGGGTTTCAGCATAGGCGGTAGTAGTAGTGAGGGTAATGGTAGCAAGAATAGTAAGGTATTTCATTTTAGTCTCCTAAGTTTAATGGCACACTAACCCGGTGCCGTGGGATTCTAAGTTAGGCTTTATCCCAACTGATACACTGGTATTCTGCTGTATGTGGAGGAGCTTGTCCAGCCTTAACAGCTTCTTGATGGTTAAAGATATTGTTCTCAGCAGACACAGAGCACTCTTCTTTCGTCTCGTAGTAGATTTGGTCTACAAAGAAACTACAGCTACCGTCAAGGAAACAGACTAGGTATACAGCACTAAACATCTTTCTTCTCCTTTTCGATGTTTTCAATCAATAGGCGGGCGTAGTGGATCACTTTGTTGAGGTCTTCTACCCCGCCTTTCTGTTTGTATCTGCATGTGTACTTCACGATATTGCCTTGGCAGAAATCAAGGTCATTAGCCATGATAAACTCAATAGGCTGAATCTTCATAGTCTTATAGTGTGAGCCACCAATCTGCTCACTTAGTGGGCTTGAGGACGAATCCAATTGGTTGCTTCCTTTTCTCCAGATAGTATGGTTTTCCATCTGCTTTAAGGACGCTAGATGGACGGCTCTCCGCTGAGGCTAAGATAGTGGTAGTGACATAGAACCATTCATCACTCATCTTCTACCGCCTCCATGATTACCTTCTTAAGAGCATACTGTAGTAGTGCTTTCTCCTCTTCTCTGGTTAGTTCAAACATCAAGGTAAGGCTACCGTCTTCATTCTCCATTTCATTTACTTGCATAGCAATGCCTTCCATGCCACAGGGAACCTAGCTTCCATTTGCTCACTGATTTGGTTAGCAATGAGTCTAGTTTCTTCTTGGGTATCTGGCTTACAACGTAGCTTGGCCATGTTAGCAAAGGCATCTAGGCTACCGCTCCAGAACCATTCCGAATAAGTATTCAATGGAAGAACCATACGAGCTTGCTCTGGCGCTACACCCTCCTCGATTAGTTTAGAATAGTTATGGGATGCTGTTGCTGTAGCCATTAAGGCCCACTCACCCACAGATTTATCAACGACACCGCTAGAACCTTGCTTCTTGTCTACAGGTCTTCCACGCCATGTATCTGGGAAGTAGAACTCAGGGCCATCGTCTACATACCTACGGCTTATCTCGTTCCATCTAAGGTACTCGTGTTTAACTAGCTGCCTAGCTACGAAGATAGGAGCCTTGATATGGAAGCTTGCAAAGCAGTGGCCGAAGGGACTATAGTGCCCATGGTCTGCAAGGTACTCGATTAGCTTGTGGTTCTGTTCCTCAGTGAACTCTGAGGCTTGCTTGTGGAAGCTCACACGGGCTGCTGAGGCCACTGTGTTATCGTCTCCCATACTGTTTAACATCGTAGCTTTCAATGTACTCTCCTTTAAGGTTGTGGCCTAACAGTCGATCTTAATGGGTATTGCCCTAAGGCTCAGGGTTTCTGGTTTGCCACTTTAACGTCTACTACAAACCCTTGTTCGACATCTGGTTACTCGCACTGCCTGAGGCCGGTAGAGGGGTCAAAGTAACAGGCCCCACCTTCCTCAATGAACTCATCCTCAGGCACTTCTTCCTCCACTGCTACGTCTTCTACAGCAGCGGCATTGAGGATACCGTAGCGCTTACCGGAAGCTCTGAAGGTGGTGCAACCAGAGGCTCCTCCAAGGTAAGCTTGCATGTACACATCTTTGAACTGATCCCAAGTAACATCATCTCCTACGTTACAAGTCTTGGAGCAGGCAGAGTCTACATACTTGGAAGCAGTGGTAAGCACCTTCACATGGTCAAAGACACTAAGCTCATTAGCAGTCTTACCCTTTACTCCGAAGACTCTGTATCCGTAGTCTTCAACCTTTTCAATCTTTGGGCCGTCAAAGGTTTGGATGGTTCTTTCGTAAGAGTGGGAGAAGACTGGTTCGATGCCTGAGCTAACATTATCGGCAGAAAGGCTGATAGTCCCCGTAGGAGCAACAGACAGAAGATGACTATTCCGAATACCATAGTTATTAATATCCCTACGGATAGGCTCAGGAAGGGTTCTAGCAAATCCAGACTCCAGATACTTGTCTGCTTGGAACAGAGGGAACGGACCCTTCTCCAAGGCCAGACTGATTGACGATTGGTAGCAGGTATCTCTGATCACAGTCATGACTTCTTCAAGCCATTCTAGGAACTCATGAGAGCCATAGGTATAGCCTAGAGCTTCACCAGCGTTAGCCACACCAGTCACCCCTAGACCCATCCTACGCTTGTTCTGAGCCTCTAGGCGCTGTGCTTCAAGTGGGTAGACAGTACGATCAATGACGTTATCCATAGCTCTGACTACGGGGGCAATGTCGTGCTTCAAAGCTTCATAATTAAATACCCTAATTCTACCCACACCTTCCCCGTCTGTGTAAACATACTTAACTAAGTTAAAGCTGCCGAGAAGGCAGGCACCGTAGGGTGGCAGTGGTTGCTCACCACAGGGGTTAGTAGCAGCGATAGTCTCAAGGTATCCTAGGTTGTTCTTCTTGTTGATGGTGTCAATAAAGAGTACACCCGGCTCTGCCCAATCCCATGAAGCTCTCATGATCTCATCCCACAGAGCCTTAGCCTTGACAGTCTTGTAGACCCTACCGTCGAAGGTAAGATTGAAAGGTTTGTCATTAATTACAGCATCCATGAAAGCATCAGTGACGCCTACGGAGACATTGAACTGAGTTAAGGTAATAGAGTTGTTCTTAGCTTTGATGAACTCTTCGATATCAGGATGATCGACCCTAAGGACTCCCATTTGTGCGCCTCTACGATGTCCAGCACTTGCAATGGTTT